CTTATAGGAATGCATTTGAAGAAGGCATGGTTGTTGATGACCTAGACCCTAGACTAGAAGCTGAAAATATTCTTTTTGGCTTAGGAAAAGATGCTGCCCCTTCTTCTAGACCAATCTATGGAGCAGGAGTTAGCCCATATACTCCATGGAGCATTAGAGGAAAAGCATCAAGAAATGACAATGCTTTTGAACGCTGGTCTTTAAGAAGTAACGCTTCAAACATTAACTCAAAGTATTTTGACCGATATGGAGACATTTCATTACTGCTAAAAAATAAAGTTAAAAAACGTTCTACATTTACTCTTGGAGATAGTTTTGGTGCAAGAGCATCAGACTCCCTTGTTCCAGGTGGACCAAAGAAAACAGTTGCAGCACCATTTGGAACAATGAGTCAATCAAAAATTCTTGGTGCAGCAACAAATATGAACAGACCAGACTTGCAGTTTGTTGAAGCACAAATTTTTGGTGGACTACCATTTTCTGACATCAAAAAGATTATTGTTAAAAATCCAGAAATGATTCCATTGCTACAGCAAAAAATTGCAGAAGCTGGACTAAAAATTCCTGTAGGACAAACAAAGCTTAGTCTTTTTGGCAAGCTAAATGAAATGTTCTATAAGAATAAAACATTTAAGTATAACGGTGTAGATACTGGAATGTCTAAGTTTATTCCTCAATATAAATCTGGTGGAATGTTCCGCACACCATATGCAGATGGTGGTCTTGCTAGACTTCACGATAAAGAATTTGTTATGAATGCTGGGGCAGTTAAAGATTACGGTGTAAACAACCTTAAAGCCATGAATAACGGTACATATACTGGTGGTTCCGTGTATAATAGTTATGGAGTAAATATCAACGTTGGTGGCTCTAACAGTAACTCAAGCGAGATTGCAAGAACTGTTATTAGAGAAATCAAGCGACTAGACTCACAAAACATTAGGAGCACAAAGGTTTAATGACAGATAAATATGCAGAATACCTAGAAGGTAGAAAAAAGTATTCTCGTCCACAAGGTATGCTTTGGGCTGATAACTCTGGAACACTGTCTACAAACGAAGCCACAGGAAAGTCATACTATGTACCTACTGGCAATGAAGTAAACGCTGCATCAGGCTCTGGTGACTTCCTAATCCTATCTGACGATAACCGTAGCCCTCTAGAATTCTCAGAACAAAGAATTGAAAATAGAAGAAGAACTGTAAACGGTCGTATGCGTTCTTACCACATTGCAGATAAGCTTCAGATATCTGTTTCTTGGGATATGCTTCCATCACGTTCATTTTCTAATGACCCCAACTTTGACACAAACACTGGTAAGCCAACCACTACTGGATATACTGGACTAACAAAGTCTACTCCAGATACCTCTGGAAATTATCTATACCAGTACACTACAGATGGCGGTGCTGGAGGTGCAGAAATTCTTGATTGGTATGAAAACAACAAAGGCTCTTTCTGGGTCTATCTATCATATGACAAATACCCAAATTTTGAAAGTAGAATAAATAAGTATGCACAGCTGGGAGAATACAGTCAAGTTATTGAGATGTATATTTCTGACTTTAACTATTCTGTTCAAAAGCGTGGTGGCACTAATTTTGACTTCTGGAACATTAGTGTTACCCTGGAAGAGGCGTAATGTTTACAGCAGCAACAGAAACTGCAACAATCACAACTCTTACAGCAAATGGAACTAACATTGTTTATACTGCTGCAAATACTTTTGCTGTTGGAGATATTGTTCATATTTCTGGTATCAACCCATCAAACTTTAACATTCCAGATGCTGTAATTACTGCAAGAAACTCTACAACATTTACAGTTGCAAGCACTGAAACAGGAACCTATGTTTCTGGCGGTACAGCAGTTTATGACGAATTAAAAAACCACCTAATCTCTAATCCAACAGTAAAGGTAAACACAATGGTTCTTGCTGAATGGAACCTAAACTCAGCAGACAATATTTCTGTTATTGGCAACTATAGACACAGACCAGGTATTGCCAGTCCAACAGAGGCAAACTTTGGTGTTATTCAGGATAACTGGACTGTAGAAACATCAGCATCGGCAACCAAATACTATTATGGTGCTACAAACGTAGATGTTATAATTGATGCAGGTCTTGAAGACGATGATACACCATACATAGTTTCATCAATAGATGAAAAGGTAAAGATGTTCTTTTCTCTTGAAGAATGTTTTGGAAAAAATAGACCTAGGTCTGGCATTAACAAACTAATGAGCTTTGATGGTAGACAGATAAACTTTGCAAATCAAGACATGGCTCTTAGACCACGCTATTATGCCGCAAGTAAAACTGATAAATTTAAGTATTGGTGTTCATTTAGACAAGAAAATGTGTCCGACAAACTCGTAGATAGAGGTGTTTCAAAAGACGATGGCGGTAACTACTACATTGATGATACAGCACCCTTTGTAGTTTACACAGAAGAAGTAGCAGCGAACAGAGTTGTTGTAAAGATGCAAACTCATGTTGGTAGCGTAGAGGCTTATTCTGGAGACCCATTCTACGGAGCAGCGAACAAGATGGTTCCAAAAGACTGGAAGATTCAAAAGCTTAACCTGGACGATACCTGGGAAACTATTTTAGACAATCTAGATGCAGACGACATTGACGTAGATGGCTACGTAGAAATTGAGTATGGTGCAGACATACCACAGTCTGGAACATCTGCTTGGACAGACGATGAGTTCTTGTATGTATCTGACTATGCAATAGATACAGACCTTCCTGTGACATCGATTACTGGATATGGATATTTGGTTGGTGCTTCGGCATCTGCTGCTGGAATTTGGTATGTTTGGGATGGTAGCAGTTATGAGCAGTTAGCAGCAACGTATAGCTGGAGGCTTCACAATGAGACAATTGACAGACACACACCATTTGCCAAAGACCTAACTGACCCAAGTTACTACGTATCTGGCTCAGAAAGAATCTATAGAGAGATTGACTTTGTTAAAGGTTTAAGAATTGTTGTCTCAGAGATGAATAAAGTCAATGCTACATTTGACCTTATTGAGCTATCTCCAAGGCTTGCGGTAGACCTATCCGATAAAACAACTGGATTCTCTATTACAAAACACGCATCAGACCTTGGCAATGGAGGTATTCCTGTTGGTCAACTTTTGGCAGGTACAGGACAGCTAGCACTGTTTGACTACGACCAAGCATTTAATCCAAATAATACTTGGACCTATTCAACAAATACTGGTAGCGTAATTAACAAATTTATTGCTAAAAACCTACAGGTCAAGAGCTATGAGATTACACGTTCAGTAAATGGCTCAGACTATTACATGCCACTAAAAACTATGTTTGTTTCTGGATTCCCAGAATACTCAGCCGTCGATAGAACAGTCAACCTAGAAATGCGTGACCAGTTTATTTTATTTGAATCGATGAATGCTCCAGAAGTATTTATTAGAGACACTTCACTAAGTTACGCAATTTCAATTTTGCTAGATTCAATTGGTTTTGCCAATTATACTTTTAAAAGAGTGGATGGCGAGTCTGACCCAATCATTCCATTCTTCTATATCCCACCACAGACTAGCGTAGCTCAAGTTCTACAGGGTCTTGCTGTTTCTACACAGCACATGATGTTCTTTGACGAGTACAACAACTTTGTTGTTATGAGCAAAAACTACTCCATGCCAACTGAAGACCAACGCTCCACAGACTTTGTTCTTTATGGTTCTCAAGACTATACGCTATCTAGCGAACTCAATATTAAGAGTAGAAACACAAAGCTTTCAAACATTATGGGGGTAGCATCAAAAATATCAGACATCTATAATGATGGTAAGATTACCTATTCTGCTAAGAGTATTCAAAGAGAAAACACAATTATGCAAAAGTCTGAACTTGACAAAGGTAGAAGCTGGATTTATAAGGCAGCATTGCTTTGGGAAGCCCCACCACTGGAACAAACAAAAGCCCAAGATGCTATGTCTGGATATGCTTTAGGAGCAATCCCATTGGCAACAAGCCTTTCTGACGACATTCCTGTTTACATACCTACAGAGCAGACATTAACAGCAACACTTGTTCTTGGTTCATCAACAATAACTCTCACATCAACAACAGGTCTTGCTGCTGGACAAACATTAACGAAAGTTTCTGGGTCTGGACTATTTGGAAGCAACAGTGTTCAAATTGTTTCTGTCGATAGCTCAACTCAAATTACAGTAAACTTGCCACACGTGGTAGGTGCTTCAATAACCTTTACAGCAAATAGTGGGGTATTCTATAATACCTTTAATCTTGGTGATGCCGCATACTGGCTAACAAGATACAATGGATATTTCTATGCTAATGGCGAGGTTATAAAATATGATGCAATTGAGTATACTGTTCAAGGGGTTGGCAATGTATGGATATCTAACTTCTTAGAATATCAAAATTATTTTTCTAACCTTGCGTTTAATAAAAAGATTTATCCAACTGGAAGGGTCAGAATTTATACAAAGGTTGATGCTTCTGGAAATATTGTTAGGCATGGTCGTGGTCAGTTTGGCACAGAGATTGTTTCTCACGATGCAGGTCTCGCAAGTCACTGGAAAAACACTGACTACAGAAAAGGCTTTACTTTAAATGGTAGCGTAATCTTTGATGAAAAACCATTCTCTGGAACTACTGAACTTGGTGCTGCTGGCAAAGGAGCTGGTGGCACAGCAAACAATCAACTTTCACAAAAAAATGCAAAAGTTTCTGGAGTGCTAAAAAATATTCTTGTTACAACAAAAGTAACCGAACAAAAGGATGGGTTTAAGCAGTTTAGTTATGAAAATTCTCAGCTTAGTCCAAATGTTCAGGCTTCAGCACTAGTTCTTACAGGACCATCCAAAAAAGTATTAGATAAAAATAAAATTAAGGGTAAAGATTTTATTACTTATGTAAATAAACAGTTGCTAAACAAATTTACACATTTTGGAACAAGGGTTAGAATTGCAGGTAATCCAACAAAATCACCAGAGTATGCAGGTCAGGCAGATTTAAAAAATCCACAACAATTTTATGAAAATAATACAATTGCTGGTGGGTCTGCAGGACTATCGTTTATGCTAGATTCAACAACAAACAATGGGTACTTTTTTGAAATCGCAGCACTTGGAGCATACAATGTAAAAGACCTTAAAACAGTTAATAATATTTTCTTTTACAAAATAAAGAAAAATGCTGCAGCTGCAGATTCAACATCTCCTGCAATCCCAGAACTACTGTGGAGGGGTCAACACCAACTTGCTCCAGATAGTGGAGACTTTGTTGGACAGGCAAGGGTATACTCAGAAAACATTCAAACTGTATACGACTTAGCAGTAGAGTATGAAATTACTGGTAAAAAGTCTAAAAAGTTTTATTTGTATTTTAACAATAACCTTATTGGAGTTGTAGAAGACAAAGATGCTTTACCAGTTAAGAAAAATATTGCTCCATTTGTTAGGGGTTCAACAGAGGCAATCTTTGAAAATGTTTATGCACTTAGCAAAAACTATTCTTATGGCGGTGGAGATAATGTTATTGCAAAACCACCTGCACAATCAACAACGGTATTTGATGATACATCAATCACTACCCATGATGCTATAACTAAGTATGCAATTAGTGGACTAATTCGTTCAACAATGCTTGCAAGTATAGGAACTTCTGGTTCAAAGTACAGTATCTACTATGACGAGTTTGGAACAATTATGCGTGAAGCAGCATACTTTGACATCAAGTATGACAAAGCATATCCAGCACTTTACTCAAAGATTTCTCCAACATTTACAGACATAAAAGGATACTTTGTTTCTGGCTTTAGGTCTTCCCCATATGGAGCAGAGTTCCTGGTATTTAACTGTACAGACAATGTTCTTATGCTAAATTCAGATGGAAATAACTTAAGGATTCAGGGGATAGCTCTGACAGACGATGTTAATATGTCTTTGACAGTAGACGATTACTACAATAAAAAAGCAGACTTTTCTAATCCATCATTCTATGGAGATAGCCTAGTAACTGCTGAACTATACCAGGACTACGTTGACATTAAAAATAGCAGAACTACCTATGGAACAAAAGCATTTGACCTTCAGGCTCCGTTTATTCAAACACAAGATGATGCCACTGAAATTATGGCATGGGTTATTTCTAAAATATCTAAACCTAGAAAGGCTGTTGGTCTACAAACATTTGGAACACCATATGCACAGCTTGGAGATATTGTTAAAATAGATTATGTTGATGAAAACGATATTGGTCAGGTTTCTCTTAAAGACTCAAGATATATTGTATACTCTATACAGTATACATATGGAGAAACTGGTCCAGAGCATACGCTATTCTTAAGTGAGGTACAATAATGAGTGAAAATTATCCGTGGTTTGATAAAGATAGCCAAATAACTCCAGGAACCTTAGACCCCAATCAGCTCAGACCATCAAGACCATCTCAGAGATGGTGGAACGATTATTGGGAGAATAATCCACCTGGAGGACTGATTTCATTTCCACCTGGAACACCACCAGCAACACCGTGGACTGGTTTTATTGACACAAATAGTCTAGGTGGAATTATCGCTGCCTCTGGTGGTATTTCTGACGGTGACAGTACTCTTACAGGTGGAAACAAATCAGTAAAAACAGTAACCCCAGATATTGAAATAAACAATCTAGTAGACAGAGGTTTAATAAAAAAAGATTTAGAAGCAGGTGAGCTGGAACAACTGTTTCTTACCGATATTGGTGGTAGGGAGCTTATTTCTCTTTCTAGACATGACCAAATTAATGGTATTAATCAAGAGTATTCTCCTATTAAAAATCTATCAGATATTTCCCTGCAGTACAGCCCACTAGAAATTTCACCAAATGCTGACAATGTTACTACATACCTTACATCATTTAATTTTGATATAACCAAATATGTTCCAACACAGGAAGAACTAGATTCAGAATACCCACTTGAGGCAGATGCATCTAAGCGAGCAGTTGTTTATTTTGATAAAGAAACAAACTCATTAAACGTTCATGTTAAAAATATTTTTGTAAATGAAAAAATCGAGGTAGAATTCATAGTGCCAGAAGAAGTGAAAGATGGTACAATATACTAATGATAACTAATAATGGAATTACACTACTTGGAAAGTACTTGGTTGGACAAATACCGTCATTTGCATCACATATTGCAATTGGTTGTGGACCGAACACCCTAGGTTCTGATGAAAACTTTGGAGACTATTCTGCTAAAACAAGTCTAGATTTTGAGGTGGACAGATTTCCAATTGTCTCAAGAACAACAAACGTCATTGACGGAGAAAAACAAATTATCTTTACCGCTGAAGTTCCATCAGATGTTAGACATGGAATAACTGAAGTTGGAGTTTATCCTTCAGAGTCAAACAACATCTTCGGCTCAGTTCCTAGTCAAACAATCTTTTCTTTTACAACAAATGAGGGGTGGCAAAAGTCACTATCTTCTACAGTAACAGACGTAGAGGTAGAGTCAGACATCATAGATGAAGCAACCCAGGACATCGACACAACTGCTAAAGCATTTTTCTTGGCATCAGACAATGCTATTTTTAGAAGTGCAGACAGACTAGACAGAAGAGAGCAGCCAAGATTTTTAAACAGCTCTGTTGTAGTTAGAGGAGACCTAACTGCCCTTAGTGGTGGAAATTTAAATACAGCTGGAGACCATATCATAATTTCTCAGCCACTATTGCCAGAACTTGACGCTGCAAATCCTTATGAAGATGAACTAAAACTTGTATTTTCTGTAATTGGACAACAGCTTGAAGCATCAACACCACCAACTTCAATTAAAATAGCTGTAATTTTTTATGCAGGTTCGGAAACAGCCCAGTACCTGTATAGCGGAACAGCCACAAGCAACAATACCAGATATATCTATGACTCCAAAACTCTGGATGATTTGACAATCTCCTCTGGTTTTGCTTGGAGAGATGTCACTTCTGTAAAGATTTTTGCAAATGCAGATACATCGTCAGCAACATATATTGCCTTGGATGGTATTAGATTTGAAAACCTATCTTCTGTAGATGATAGATATTCTCTAGCAGGATATACTAAGTTAAAGTTGTCCGACGTTGTAGCAGCAGACTACCCAAGACCAATAGAAAAGGCAGAAGGCTCTACAACCTACATTGAGTTTAGGTTTGCATTGGATGTGTCGTAATGCCACTAAAGAAAGCAGTATTCTTAAGCGAGTCTTTGCCACCAATCACATCTGATACAAAATACTTTGTTAGATATAGGGTAAAGTCTGACGACGACACGCTAAAGTCTCAATGGTCAAGCATCTATGAGCTTGAAGGAAATAGCATTCAAGATTTTTTTGGAACAGCAGAAGTAGTAGATACGCTATCTGCAACGGTTAGTGCAGACCAAAGGTATATTCTTTTGCAATGGGAGCCAATTGGAGGCTCAGTTATAAAATCATCAGTATTTGATGTATTTGCACAGTGGTCAACAGCAAGCACACCAACGTGGTCAGTTGATGATTATGAATATGTTGCAACAATTTCAGCAAACAATTTTTCTGTTTTGATTCCAGCAGGGGCAAGCTATGGAAAATTTGCTGTTCAAATTACAACACACAACAACACAATCTCAACAGCCACCATCCAGTCTTTAGGACTAGGAGAAGTTATTACAGACACAATATATGACGCACCAGATTTTGATGGTGGAGTTATCTAGGTTATGGTATAATTAGCTTATGGGACACTTAGAAACACCTGCCAATGGAGCAGCAATTGATGTAAACTACATTTCACAAATTGTTACAGAGATTAACAAGTTAAATGACGAACTTGGAAATCGTGGAAGACAATCCAGGGTAGTTGACACAGTAAGCGATAAGGTTCCAAAGCTAAAGGTTCCGACATCACAGCTATCATTTGTAACAGGTAGAAAAGAAATATCTTCCGATGGAAACTCGGCAACAAATGATGTTATTCGTGGAACGTTTTACTTTAACCAAAACTTTCTTTATGCCCCAGTAGTTACTGCCACACCGCAAATCAAGGCTACTGGTATTAAAAATAATACTCTTGGCGTATCTGTTGTAATCACAGAGATTCGTGAAAACAGCGTTGACTTTTCTGTAATTTTTAATTCAGACTCAATAAAGACAAGTATTCTAATTAACTTTATTGCTGTTGGTGTATCAACAGGTCAAGCATCTTAGGATAAGTAATGGACAGAGAAGCATATAACAGTGCTCCAGTAATTCCAGGTAGCAAAAAAGTCTGGTTTTTAAATGGAGATTTAGTAAGAACACACCACCTAAACCGTTCTAACGGAATCATGTCAGTTTATAATATAAACAAAGACAGACTTGAAAGTTGTTTGGTTACAGACTTTAAACGTAATCGTAAGAAAGCTTATACTGTTGGTGAGACAGCAATTCTAGTAAACCGACACAAGAAGTATATGCCAAGCCTAATGAAACGTGGGATTATTCCACATCCAACAGGAAGCCAAAAAGGTGGGGCAACTGGATGGCAAGTTAGAAGCTATTATTCTGAGTTGCAGGTTCACGAAATTCGTGATATACTAGCTACCTACCACATTGGACAACCACGCAAAGACAAGTTGATTACCAATGATATAACTCCTACTAAACAGGAGTTGACAAGGCGTATGGGTGATGGTATACTTACTTATACAAGGACCGAAGATGGTCGCTTCATTCCTGTTTGGAACGAAGAAATTTAATGAGAGAGCAGTAGGGTATGAACAACGAAGAAACTAAGGTAACAGTAGGTCTAGGCTATACGCTTAACCTAGGCAACTTTCAGTCGCTACGCATTGACATTAGCGTAACCGATAATAAGCGTGAGGGTGAAAACACCAATGACGCATTTGAGCGTGTCTACGGATTTGTAGAGAAGAAACTGACCGAAAAGGTAGCGGAAGCACAGTCAGAGACTGACGGTAAATAATGGCTGAACGCAAAGACCGAATGGCTTTGCTTTCTCGTTACGCAAAGCTTCACACCAAACACTATGAAGAACGAGTAACACTCAACCTTAACGTTGAGCAGTGGGCTGCAGATGCTCTGATTGAATCCTATGGTCTACCAGAATGCTATGACCTATTAGAGTATTACTTTTCAGTTAGCCAGACTCCAACCTGGAAATACTTTGCTAACTATGCAGACAAAGTTATAGATGCAAGACAGCAACTACAGCAAGACATGAAAGAAAGAGCAGAACGTAGGGCGAAAGCCAAGGAGTGGTTAAATGACTAATACAGAATCAAAGCTAATTTCAGCGGTACTACAAGACAAGCAAGTACACGTACTACTACAGGCAAACGTAGAGAACATTCTTAGAACTCATACTGATATCTGGACATTTATTCGCAACTACTCTGAAGCAAATGGAACTGTCCCACCAACTTCATTGGTCATAGAAAAGTTTCGTGACTTTATTCCTGTTGATGGCATTGGTGCTACCAAATATCACCTAGAAGAACTACAGGCAGAGTTTCTAAACGACAGCCTTAAAGATGTCCTACGCTCAACTGCTGCAGAAGTACAGGCTGGTCAGGGAACCAAGGCATTAGAAGACCTAATCACAAAGACCTCTGAGCTAAAGAAGAACACAGCGGTCATTCGTGACATTGACGCAACAGACCTTGACTCAGCAGTTCTATACTTTGAGAATCTAGCAAAGCAACAGGCACTAGGCTCTATTGGCATCAAGACTGGCTTGGCTGGCTTTGACAACTATCTACCTGCTGGCATTACTCCAGGTCAGCTAGGAGTGTTCCTAGCCTACCCAGGTATCGGTAAGTCGTGGATGGCTCTGTACTTTGCAGTACAAGCATGGAAACAAGGCAAGTCGCCACTAATCATCTCTCTAGAAATGTCGGAGACAGAAGTTCGTAACCGTGTATTTACAATCATGGGTGAGGGTCTGTGGTCACACAGAAAGATGTCCAATGGTCAGGTTGAGATTGAAGACCTAAAGCGTTGGCACAAGAAGGAGCTTGCTGGGAAGCCAGAGTTTCACATTATCTCTAATGATTCTGGTGGTGAAGTTACACCATCTGTTATTCGTGGTAAGATTGACCAATATAAGCCAGACCTAGTTATCGTAGACTACCTACAACTTATGTCACCTAACCAGAAGTCGGATAACGAAACGGTACGCATGAAGAACTTATCTCGTGAACTAAAGCTCATGGCTATTAGCGAAGAGATGCCTATCATTGCTATTTCGTCTGCAACACCTGACGACGTTAATAAGCTTGATACTGTTCCTACACTTGGACAGACTGCATGGTCACGTCAGATTGCATACGATGCTGACTGGGTACTTGCTCTAGGTCGTGCCACCAACTCTGACATCATTGAGTGTGTATTCCGTAAGAACCGTAACGGTTTTATGGGTGAATTCATTGTTCAAGCCGATTTTGACAAGGGCTACTACCGATACAAGGACTTTGAAGAAAACTAGTTATAATGGAGTATGGGCAACATACACCATAAACCAATTAGACATTTTTTCTTGGATGGTCAAATCCACGATGAAGCAACTATCGGTAGACTTAAAACTGAATATATTAGGTTAGTCACCGCAGAAATGCGTCTATCTGGATATGTGCCAAGGCTTGACATTGACCCAGATTTTACGATAGAATTTAATAGCAAAACAGAATATTTTACATTTCAATTATCAATGTACGGAACATATGTAGGAAGAAGAAAGAGCGAATGGATTACAGGAATAGACGGAACAGTAGCGTATACACGCCAGAACAAATTAGGCGAATCCTTGCAGGGTCAGGAATCAACGTCGAATCAGAAGTAGATTCAGACTACATTATATTCTGCCCTTTCCACAATAACCATCGCTCACCTGCTGGAGAAATTGACAAGCGTTCTGGCTTTTTCTTTTGCTTCTCCTGTCAGCACGTTTGTGACCTAACTGCTTTTGTTATGCATACTTCTAGCCGTACCTACTTTGAGGCGGTACGTTTTATTAAGTCCAAAGAAACAGAGACTGACCTTTCTTATCAGATTAATCAAGCATTAGTAGTAAAACCAGACTATACACCATACGATGAATTGCAGATTAAGAGACTAAACCAGCAAGCACTAGACTCTCCTAGAGCATTGCGATACTACTCTGGAAGGCTCATAAACGAGGCTTCAATCCGCAAATTCGACTTGGGGTATAGTGAGAAGCAAGACATGGTTACAATCCCTGTAGCGTCCCCTGAAGGCGTTTCAGTGGGGTTTGTGGGCAGGTCCGTAGAGGGTAAAGACTTTAAGAATACACCAGGACTACCAAAGAGTAAAGTCCTATTTAATCTACACAGAGTAAAAGCATCTAGCAAAGTCTATGTAGTTGAATCATCATTTGATGCTATTCGACTTGACCAGTGTGGCTTTCCTGCTGTAGCAACTCTTGGAGCAAATGTATCCAAGATACAAACAGACCTACTTCAAAAGTATTTCAATGAAATATATGTCATTGCAGATAACGATGAAGCTGGCGGTAACATGAAAGACAAGCTTATTGAAAGACTTGGCAGTCGTGTTAGCGTTATCAAATTAGATAAACAATATAAGGATATTGGCGATATGTCAGATGAAGCAATCAAGAATCTTGAAGAATCATTTGACAATACTATCGCTGGTATGCTAAACTAGTAATCCGCTAAAAACATAAGGAGAATATTATGAGCGTAATTAGAGGGCTAAAAGACATCAACGCACTAGTTGACAAGCCAAAATATGACAGCACTGCAAACGGTGGACAGAAGATTCGCTGGGTAAAACTAGCCGATGGACAGTCTGCCAAGATTCGTTTTGTTGAAGAGCTAGACAGCGAATCAGCGAACTACAACGAGGGTCGTGGACTTTCAGTAGTAATCGCAGAACACACTAATCCAAAGGATTACAAGCTTAAGGCAGCCTGTACCATTGACTCAGAGGGTCGTTGCTACGGTTGTGAGATGGCTCGCAAGGAGCCAAAGTCAGGTTGGCGTTCACGCCTCCGCTTCTATTGCAACGTTATTATTGACGACAGCACAGAAGCACCTTATGTGGCTGTTTGGTCACAGGGTATCAGCAAGCAGTCAGCATTTAACACCATTCGTGAGTATGCTCTAGAGACTGGTTCTATTTCAAACCTTGAGTGGAAAATTAAGCGTAATGGTCAGGGAACTGAGACCAGTTACACCTTGCTTCCAACCAAGCCAGACTCAGAGCCATACACCTGGGGAGAGGTTGAAGCATTCGACCTTGAGAAGGTTGTCCGTGAAATTCCTTACGCAGAGCAGGAGAATTTCTACTTCGGCTTTGGTCAGACCGCTTCGGTAACTTCAAGCAACACCGACTGGTAAAACATAGAGCTGGGCATCTCTACAAACTGCCCCACACAAACTTTTATTACTAACGAAGGAAATAATGAGCTACGCTCCACTTCACGTTCACACACACTACAGCCTATTTGATGGCATTGCTACACCACAAGAGTACGTTGACCGTGCTGTATCTGTGGGTATGACTTCTATCTCAATCACAGACCACGGTTCTCTATCTGGTCACCGTGAGATGTATCGTGCTGCCAAAGCAGCAGGTATCAAGCCAATCCTTGGAGTCGAAGGGTACATCTGTAAAGACCGCTTCGACCACGAAGAAAAGGACAAGACAGACCTACTAAACCTAAACTACAACCACCTTGTTATTCTTGCTAAGAACAAAGTAGGTCTAGAGAACCTTAACAAGCTTAATGAGCTTGCTTGGACAGAGGGTTTCTTTAAGAAGCCTCGTATGGACTGGAACATTCTAGAGCAGTACAAAGAAGGTCTAGTCATTACTTCTGGATGTCTTTCAGGATTCTTGTGCAAGGCTATCGAAGCAGACAACCTGGCGGTAGCTAAGGAGCACATCAAGTGGGCTAAGGATACTTTTGGTGACGACTACTACATCGAAGTAATGCCACACAACCCTGCAGAAGTAAATAAGATGCTGCTTGACCTTGCAGATGAATTTGGAATTAAGCCTGTCGTAACTCCAGACTGCCACCACGCAGACAAGTCACAGCGTGATATCCAAGAACTTAAGCTTATTCTAAACTCATACTCTAATAAAACTGAGAAAGAAGTAACTTTCGCTGGCACTCAGAAGTACGACAACCTTATGGATAAGCTAGACTACCTGTATGGTGCAGACCGTCAGATGTCGTTTAAGGACTTCGAAATTCACCTACTGTCTGACGAAGAGATGCGTAACGCTATGCTTGCTCAGGGTATTGACCGTGAGGATATGTACCAGAACAGCAAGGACATTGCAGACCAGATTGAAGACTATGAGATTCAAGATAATCTAGATTTGCTTCCAGCACAGTATGTTAACCCAGACCAAGAGCTATATGAACTAGCCATTGAGGGTCTTACTAAGCGTGGGCTACACACCAACAAAGAATATCTGGACAGACTTAATGAAGAGCTTTCTGTTATCAAAGACAAGAAGTTTGGACCTTACTTTCTAGTTGTTCGTAATATGATTAACTGGGCTAAGAAAGAAGATATCATGGTGGGACCAGGACGTGGTTCTGCTGCAGGTTCGCTGCTTTGCTACTCTCTTGGTATCACAGACGTTGACCCTATCCAGCATGGTCTTCTGTTTTTCCGTTTCATTAACCCAGAGCGTAATGACTTCCCAGATATTGATACAGATATCCAAGACTCACGCCGTGAAGAAGTTAAGGACTACCTAGTTCGTCAATACCGTCACGTTGCGTCCATCGCAACATTCCTTGAATTCAAGGGCAAGGGTATCGTTCGTGACGTGGCTCGTGTTCTAAACATTCCACTACCTGACGTTAACAAGGTACTTAAACTTGTAGACGACTGGGACGAGTATCTGACATCTAAGTCAACTGCAGAGTTCCGTGACAAATATCCAGAGATTGAAGAGTATGGCGAGCAGTTGCGTGGTCGTATTCGTGGTACTGGTATCCACGCTGCAGGTGTTGTAACGTCCAAGGAGCCTATCTTTAAGTTCGCACCACTAGAAACACGCACTAGTCCTGGCAATAAGGAGCGTATCCCTGTGGTGGCGGTAGACATGGAAGAAGCAGAGCGTATTGGTCTAATCAAGATTGATGCTCTAGGTCTAAAGACCCTATCTGTTATTCAAGACACCCTCAAGATTGTTGAGGAGCGTACCAACGATAAGATTGACTTACACAAGATTGATATGGAAGACAAGAATGTTTATGCTATGCTGTCTGACGGTTTTACTAAGGGCGTGTTCCAGTGTGAAGCTACACCATATACCAACTTGCTAGTTAAAATGGGTGTCAAAAACTTCAACGAACTTGCTGCATCCAACGCTCTAGTTCGCCCAGGTGCTATGAACACCATTGGTAAAGATTACATTGCTCGTAAGCACGGTAAGCAGAACCTAGACTACAAGCACGTTAACATGAAGAAGTTTACCGAAGAGACCTACGGATGCATTCTGTATCAGGAACAGGTTATGCTTGCCTGTACTGAACTTGGCGGTATGACAATGGCTGAGGCTGACAAGGTTCGCAAGATTATTGGTAAGAAGAAGGATGCTAAAGAGTTCAAGCAGTTCCAAGACAAGTTTGTTGAGGGTGCTTCACGCTTCCTATCTCCAAACGTTGCAGAAGACTTGTGGCACGACTTTGAGGCTCACGCAGGGTACTCATTCAACAAGTCTCACGCTGTAGCATACTCAACGCTATCATACTGGACAGCATGGTTGAAGTATCACTATCCAATTGAGTTTATGTATTCATTGCTTAAGAACGAAAGTGATAAGGATGCTCGCACAGAGTACCTAATCGAAGCAAAGCGTATGGGTATTCCTATCCGCCTACCACACATCAACGACTCAGACATTGACTTTACAATCGAAGGAAAGGGAATCCGCTTTGGACTTTCAGCAATCAAATACATTTCTGACAACATTGCTTCTAAGTATATTGCTGCTCGCCCTTTTAGCTCCTACAAACAACTTGAGGAGTTTAGTTTTGGCAAGGGCAATGGTGTTAATAGCCGTGCCCTGCAAGCTCTTCGTCTTATTGGTGCTGCAACTTTTGATGATAATCCTAGGAATGATGAAGAAGTTAAAGAGAATCTTTACGAATACCTAAACCTACCAGAGTTTAACGTATCAATTCCACAGCACTATCACGCATTTATCAATGACGTAGAAGAGTATGAGGAAAAAGGTTCGTTTATTCTAATGGGCATGGTCAAGGGTATCAAGCGTGGCAAAGGTTGGTCACGAGTTGAGATTCTAGATAAGACTGGTAGTGTTGGTATCTTCGATGAAGAGCAGTCAACTATCGAAGCAGGTCGTACTTACATCTTGCTGGCAAGCGATAACAGGATTGTTACAGCAATTCCAGCAGACGAAATCAAGGCAAACCAAACAGGATTGATTAAGATTCTTAACTTCCGTATGCTGCCATACAAAGAGGACGAACTTTTTGTGGTATCATTCAAGCCACGAATTACCAAGACAGGTAAGAAGATGGCTTCCCTAGTGCTAGCAGACGCTACACGGACGCTACACAGCGTTACAGTATTCCCTACGGCTTTCTCCAAGGCTTACATGAAGATTGACGAGGGAAACGTATACAAATTCTCTTTGGGTAAAACTAAAGACGGAACAACAATTATGGAGGATGTATTTAATGTTTGATGAAGTATCGCAACACCTGCACGAGGTTGCAGTAGAAAAAGGTTTCTGGGATGTGATTAAGGATGCTCCGCAAGAGCAGGTAGACATCTTTATGACCAAGCAGCTAATGATGATTGTATCAGAAGCTACAGAGGTCATGGAGGCTATCCGTAAGTCACACGGTCCAGAAGCAGTAGCAGACGAAGTGGCAGATATTCTTATCCGCACACTTGACCTCTATGCAGGATTGCTTGAACACGAATATACAAACGTATCACTTGATGAAGCATTTGAAAAGAAGACTGCTTTTAATAAGTCACGACCACAGAAGCATGGGGTAAAGTTTTAATGACAACTATGGAAGAGGCTCTAGCTTTGCTAGACCCAAAGATTAGAAAGCGTCTTAGCAATGGCGTAGGGTTTACCACAACATTTCAGAAGACACCTAGCTATGGTCTTAATCGTGCTCTTAATGGTGGACTCCCTTATGGTCGCCAGGTACTTATCTGGGGCAGCAAGTCGTCTGCAAAGTCGTCTCTCTGCCTCCAGATGATTGCTTTGGCTCAAGAAGAGGGAAAGCTATGTGCCTGGATTGATGCCGAGATGTCTTACTCAGAAGAGTGGGCTAAGAAACTTGGGGTAGACACAGACAACCTAATTGTGTCACAAGCTCGTACTATCAATGAGATGGTGGACGTTGGCACTGCTCTAATGAATGCAGGTGTAGACATGATTGTAATTGACTCAATCACATCATTGCTACCAGCAATCTACTTTGAAAAGGGAACAGATGAACTTAAGGAACTTGAAAACACTAAGCAAATCGGTGCTGAGTCAAGAGACTTTAGCAACGCTTGGAAGATGCTCAACTATGCTAATAACAAAGTTAAGCCTACTATGCTTGTTCTTATTTCTCAGTCTAGGAATAATATTAGTGCTATGTATACTTCTCAGCAGCCTAGCGGTGGTCAAGCTACTAAGTTTTATTCATCGACGGTTATCAAACTATTCAGTTCCGAATCAGACAATCAGGCTATTAAAGGAAAGATTGCTGTTGGAGATAAACTCATTGAGGAAAAGGTTGGACGAAAGGTTCGTTGGGAAGTACAATTTTCCAAGACATCGCCAGCCTTCCAGTCTGGGGAGTACGATTTTTATTTCCGTGGGGACGTTGGCGTTGATAGCATTGGTGACCTCGTGGATACTGCAGAAATGATGGGCATTGTAAGTCGCACAGGAGCCTGGTACATCCTACCAGATGGCTCTAAATTGCAGGGTAGAGAAGCATTTGTAAATCGTGTTCGTGAGGACCTAGATTTGCAAGACTCCATTAAGGCACAGGTCAATGGCGAAGTATAACATCTACTCAGGTAAGTTTGTTTGCCACACTTGCAAGGCTGAGGTAAAGAGCCTACGCTCCTATCCAGCAACTAAGGAGCTAACATGGATGTGTCCTGAAAAGCACGTTAGTGTTGTAAGCTTTGCAAAGAAAAAAAGAAAGGGAGACTTTGAGCGAGAAGAGCGAGAGTAAGCGTATTGGTGCTAAACAGCACAAGAACTCTGGTCGTGGAACTCATAAGGGCGATGCCTCTTGGGAAAACTTTACAGTTGACTTCAAAGAGGTTGGCAAGTCATTTACACTAAACAAAGAGGTATGGGCTAAGGCTGTTACGGATGCTATCCGTAATGGCAATGACCCTGCTATTGTGGTGGTACTTGGAGATTCAGGTATTAAAACAAGACTGGCAGTAATAGAACTTTCCCTACTTGAACAAATCCTATCTGATGGTGTATAATAGAACTACAACGATTAAGGAATTAACTTG